TTATTGTCCTCCTTGATCCATAGCAGCCATCAGTATCGCTAACATCTCTGGATTATCCATAAGTCCTTGTAATGCCTGCTCTGTTCCACTGCTATCACTTCCAAACTGTTTTGCAATGTTTTGTGCAGCCTCTGACGTTCCACCACCTATTCCACCAGTTGTAATTTCACTGGTCATAAATTCATTTAGGTCCGACAATAACAATGCTCTTTCTTCAGCTGATCTCTCTGCAATTTCTGCTTCACGTTGTGAATTGGTTGCCAACCTACCCCAGTATTCAGCTTCCTCACGTTGCTTTTCTTCCATATCAGCACGTGCAACCTCAATTCCTGTAAGTCTAGCTGCATCAGCAGCCTGCACTTCAGCCTCTTGCATTTGTGCAAACGCTGTCCCAGCACCACCATAAGCTGATGCCATACGCCTGTTACGTTCCATGTCAGCTATATCACGGGCCTGCTGTTCTCTTTGAAATGATGCCTGATTGATGAAGTCTCTTTCTTGATCTGTTAATCCTAAGGTACCTTCATTCAGTCTACGTTCAAGTTCAATCTTTCGTCGTCTGTTTTCTTCATCATATTCAGACCAACTTGATCCACTTCCTAGTGCTCCGCCTAGAGCTCCAACACCTGCACCGATGCCAGCACCAATAGCAGTACCAACACCCGGTACAACTGAACCTATCATGGCACCAGTTCCTGCCCCTTTTAATGCCCCACTGCCAGAGCCTGTCCATTTACTTTCTGCCATTGCTATTCCTCATTATAATATCATTTGTAAAACTATAGTGTATTACTAATAGCCTCTACTTCTACAGTTACGTTCTGCGATTTTAAGTATATCTTCTCATTATGTGCATCTATCATCACACCAAAGTCATATGTACCTGCATCCAGCGCAATCGTCTTATATATTACATATTGTCTACGATAGAATTGTCGTTCGATGTTTACCTTATGTCCATTGTTTAATGCTTGATTTCTCATTGGATCCTGTGCTGGTTCGCCAGCCCATGACGATATTACTGGTCCAGCTGAAATGTGTTCCGTTTCATCAAACATTCTACCCTTAGTTGTATTACCCCACGTTGATTCATTATCTCTTGTTAGATATAAGAAGGTAGACCACCTATGCTTTGGTGTAGTCGCCGGATTATTAATAGCTGGTATTGGGGATTCATCAATATGTACATCAATGAAGCATCTGTATGTAACTATAGATCGCCTATCCAACACTACAGATTTATAACTATCACTGACCGTCAACAGATTTGACAACACTGTTTGACCACCAGGAGCAGGAGCTCCATTCGACTGATCAGTCCATTCTTTAAGTATTTCACGTTTCCAAGTATTTGTATGTCCCGTCCATCTACTTCCAGCTGACCCATCAATGAATGTACCATATCCATTACCTGTCGTAAATTGGTGATTCACCCCAGCAAACGTTGTCAATTCTCCTCTTACAATCTCTGAATGTGTAATCGAATTATCATCAATATCAGAAGGATCAATTGTCTGATTAACATACCTTCTTACATCTTCGAAATTCTCATTTACTTCACTGACATTTGCAGGTTGTCCTGTTGTTATAGCATTTGTTTTAGTATATGACATTATGCTCCTATCACCCTAGTATCAAATGACCAATCACTTAAGACTACATTCATCTGTTCAGTTTTTACTTGAACACGTACACCAGACCATGTATACGCACCTGCAGGTATCTTAATAAAACTAATTCCATATCTCCTCCATCCATTGATCGGATCATTGATGGAACTTATTTGTCTATTATGTCCTACACTATTTCTTGTTACATACCCTACGGTTGTCCACACACCAGCTGATTCAGTCTGTATCCTAAACCAAAAGTAATCCTGAGATCCAATAGTTTCAATGTTTGAACAGTCAGGACTAGCGGTTACATTGAAGTGAAATCTTATTGCTTCACCTGCATTAATGGTATGGTTTATTCCTGTAATCTCAGTTGATCCATTGTTACCATGAGATATGGTTGACCATGCTCCATTATATACTGTTGGTACTAAATTTGAATTATCTCTTCGTATCCACTTCTTATTAATCGGATCAGCTGACCAGTCAATATGCTCACCTGATATCCAGCCAGTTCTTGTGTTATCATTATTGATATCAGTTGATGCCGTTGCTACACCATTAAAGTAACCGTCTGTCTCATTATTAGCATTGCTTGGATTTCCTTCAATCCCATTATTATAAACTAATTTGCTCATCGGTATTGGTTCCTTGCCCAAAGCTGTAGGCCAGCACAGGCGAAATATTTATGTACATCTATGTTAGTTGCACCTGTTGCTATTCCCGGTAGAGATGGCGTTAATCCTTGTGCGCTCGTCCACTTTACTTCTATTGTAACCAATTCAGTCCCTATAGGCGAACTGAAAGGTAGATCAATTGTATATGCCCCAGCAAACATCTCTCCAGTCCTAGCAACTAAAACACCATTCACAAATATACCTATTTCAGAAGTGACATCTTCACCTTGTGTAAAATAGGAAGGCACACCATTGTCCATAATAATGTTATATGCTGTCCTTCTTTCAAGTGACATTGTTAACCCACCATATAACATTCCCTCCTTAGCTCTGAATATAAGTGTTTCATCACCACCTAAATCCATACTATTCCAAAAGGGACGCCATTCATCGACAGTCCAGTCAGATAAATATATAGTATTAGGTCCAAGCACACTAGGTTCCACTGTCTCGTTATCGACAACATGTGTTGATACATGATAACTTTGTGTAGGCATATACGTTGATGTTGTCCAATCACCATATACATTATCTTCTATCACTGGGTCAGCAAACTTTGCAGCAGTTACTGAATTCATTGGCATATTATTTTGATCTAGGTTTCCATTGATTTGCTGTGCTGACGCATTTGCCTCATCATTAAACTGACTAGCCTTGAATTGATCTCCAGCTCTGGCATCTGATACTGTCCATGTTCTAGCCATTGGATCCTCCGTGTGTTATAACCTGTTGTTTTCCATCCATATACTGCACGTGATAACTTATGATATGGAACTTTTCTGAACCATATACTTTCCAACTGGTAGCACCGACCAGTCCTGTATGAATGTCCCAACGTACCCTACATAGTTGAGATCCTGACCAGTTCTCACCCCACGTGGCAAGGTTCTTTACCGCCGTCCCACCACTGATAGTCCATACAGGTTCTGAATTTATTGTTTTATATTGCTCTACTAACATAGGTGATGCACTACCACCTTCAGTCTGTTGGAATGCATAATCACTTTTATATGATAACTTAATATCATTATATCCTTGTGTCACCATCTCAACCTCTACTGATATGATTCTCTTCTTTATACTATCATCACCCATATCATCAAATACTGATTCATATAGACAGTCCTCATCACGTTTAACTGCATTATATATGTTATAATCTTCTTGCTGATTAGTTGCTATATAGTCAACGTATTTTCCCCAGTACGGATTAGCTGACCACACTTGTAATCCCCATCCCGGGAATCCTACCCAATCACTAACTGATGCTGATTTATAAGGATAATTAGGATATGTCCCTATTACTATCCAACCTTCAGGATCAGTTGCTAACTGCGTGAAGTACATTCCCAACCCTGAATACGTACCAGCAGAGAACTTTGGATCTGACAAGTTTCGTAGTGACCAGCTATTGGATTGACTATGATATACAGCACCTCTACTATTCTCTGTGTCACCATCAACAGGATAATGTACCCAATATTCTTTTTCTCTTTTACTGTATGTAGCAGTCGCTCTGGCTAATGAACCTTCAGATAATCGTTTCCATTCTTTATGTAGTCCACCTGACACATCCAGTGCCTCTAAGGTAATCTGTCCTGCACCTGATTGTCCACCTTGTAATGCATATACACCATCAGGTGTTAGGAAAAACAAACCTACAGCAGGGACCTCAACAATACTATTAGTTGCTCGTGTACCAATATCGTTTGATATTGTGCTAATAGTATATTCATCTTCTGCAATAGCAGATACTGCTTCAATACTGTTCTCCCTAAATACAATCAAACTGTTATAATAGGGAACCAGCGCTGTAATTGCCCCTCCATCCCTAGATCCTACGTCAAAGAATCTGAATCTATTAAATTGTTCTGGAAGATAACGATCTGAAAAGTGTATCTTGGTACCATTCTCCTCACCACCTGCCAGCCATATACATCCATTCCACGATGCTCCGACCGTAAGCGATTGGGGTAATATAATGGAATCATTTTCCGAAGGTGCCTGTGTTAACAGGACGTCATCTCTCATTATATCTAGCCAGTCCAATGTACTGTTATCGTTGATCTGCTTGACCAAATAATATATATCAGCTGCACTGTTTTCTAAATTCTTCGTCCTATAAATCCTACGGGCAACTGTACCTTGTGGTCCAATAGGAATATCAGACAGCATTGGGCTCCAATATCCTTCTTGATTAGCATTGTCAATTTTCCACGATCTTCCTATAGCACCCGATAAAGGGCTTTCACTACCGGTGTCTGAGATGAATGATACTTTATACTTATAAGTTGATATGTCGTTGTCATCTGCTCCACCAACACCTATTGTATTCGTGCTAGCATTAATAACAAACCCTATTTTTCCTGAAGATAACTGGTCAAAGTCTTCTTTAGCATCTGGCTCTGGATCAAACAAGCTTGGTGTATTGGGACGTTGGCTCCAACCAAAGGGTGTAGTACTGTCCCTCCCCCAAAACTTGATAGGTCTATCGTTACCATTTATAATTAATGCAAAACGATTAAAGGGAATTATCTGTGTTCCCGGCTCATTGGACTTCGGGATATTTCTATCTGAATCTAATATTATTTCTCTAGATGCAGCACTTCCTACATTACCAAAATCGTACTTCAGCTTACCATTTCGTTCATATAAATAATATACTTCAGCACCATTATGTCTAGACCATACTGAAAGGAATCTAACAGGATCCTTGATATCGACTAGACCTAAAGGTAGGCTTATTGTGGTCCCTTTTTTTGGCATAATGAGAGGTTCCCAACCACGATCATTCAACCAACCTAGACCAGTTTCCTCAACACGGAGATTCTTTATGTCACCAGCATTACTTGGGTTTGATTTCCACCTCTGATCAATACCACCGGCAATTCTCTCTTGCACAGGTTTTGACTTCATTAATTCAATTTCCTAAAAGAATCTGTATCCATAAATATTCCATTATGGGTGATTCCAAATTGTCCCCTCTGCCAGAATACATCGGTACGATCTATATATCTACGCTCTAATACTTTAACTGAATCTCTGATTTTCTTATCATACATCATTGCCATTGAGCTATTGTTTCCTTTGGTGAACACCTCAAACAATACTGAATAAACAATCAACTGATGAAATTCATATGGCATCTTAGGACTATCAGTATTCGAACATAACGGTGTAGGTTTAGATAAATATCTCATAACCCATTGTCTGAAATCTCTTGGATATACATCATCACCCATTGATATAGTAGCATCTGTATATTGTTTGTCAAAACCCTGAGGTCTGGGATATGGTCTGAATCTCTGATGTTGTCCATCGATTTCAATATATCTTTTAGTTCCCGGAGCTACCATTGCTGCATCATCTATAACTGCTAGCAAATCATCATCGGCAACAATATATGGTTTCCAATCTTCTCTAGTCTTTGATGATCCAGCATCCCTTACCATTCTCCACAGTGGTAAACCTTTACGTTCACCAGTGTTATGATCAAAGTTACTATTATAAAATAATACTTTCTGATATCCTTCGAAAGGTGTGGTATAAACATCATGTAACGGATCATATGTGGTAGCTTGTGCAGGTCTGTCATCCCATGTCTCTAAGGGCAGCTTATATATAGGATACATACCTTGTTCTCCTGCATCGCCCTGAACAACTATAGGTTCTGATAATGGTCCAACAACACCGTCCCATAGGAATGCCCAAGTAAATTCCCAATATTGTCCAGCAACGAATCCGTTGTCGACAGGTGTCTCATCAATAGTTGCTGTACCAAATTTCATAGCAGCTTCTACATTTACAGGCTCAAGCATTATATAAGCATCAGCATGTTCTGCTGTCTTATCATATTTTAAATTAACATCCTCTGCACGTCTTGGAGCTAAACTTGCTTTCTTCCCGTCTATAGTTCCAGCACCAGAAACTGGTGTGTCCGTATGGGTAATGTTTAGTATCTCAACAAGATCCTCAGGGAGGTTATAATGTCTGTGAATAATTTTCCATTCAGTTGCATCAACAGTCGATGTTCCTCTGAAAGGTTCTCTTAGTCTAATTCCTTTTGCACTAGTGACTTGATCAATCGTATAATCTCTGTCCTCATACTGGAATATCTGTCCTTCCCATTCAATTTTGTTTTCTAGAAATATCGATAGATCAGAACTGAATGATACAGCCCTCACACCATCTTGGACATTCGCATTGATTATATCACTAGTGAAATCAGGAAATATATCAATGTTCTTTTTTGTTTGTGCAAAGTTCCAGCGCTTTGCTGTATAAATGTTAGAATAGGAATCATTAATTAAACTATCCAAATCATCTATATAAGACTGCACTTCAGGATTATAGTCCGTAATGTTCTTAATCTTATTTCGTAGTTCTTTTAAATTCATTTCATTCCTTCATAAAAAAGGGGTGCACACCATTATCAACAGCATGCACCCCACTGTATTATTAGTTTCCGTATAGGTAAACGTCAACTGTACCTGTTCCGCCTTCTGCTTCAAGAGCGACACCAAAGGATTGAGCTGTATCAGCTGCAACCCTAGCATCTACTTCTCCAGCAGCACCCGAGGCAGCCGAAAGTGGATCCCCCGCTAAGACACCCGCAGTACAAGCTACATCTTCCACATAACCCTTCACAGCAATTGTCAACTGATCACCAGCAGCGGCAGCAGCTTCAAGAGCTACACCACATGCTAATGCGTTACCAGTACCTACATTGGCTGCTTGGGTTACTGTAAGTACCCTTGCTGAATCAGACGCACTAGTATCAAAAGCGACGACATCACCTTGGGCAATAACGCCTCCGGCAATAACTTCACGTTTAATCGTACGATCAAGAGCTGATGGAATATCTACAGCTGCACCAGTAACGGGATCGATACCAGTTGTCTCCAAATATTGTAATCCTGAATATGACATTAGAATGCCTCCCCGTCCCAAAGGACGCCTTGTGAACCGAGATGGTCAGCAATAAGCTGGCCCTTCCAGTATAGTGTAGCAGCTCTTGCAGTTGTTCCTGAGATGTGTTCGAAGTCAGAGACAGCGAAGTCAGCATCAGGATGCATGCAAAGCTTGATTCCATCAAAGTTGAGGAAGTAAGCAGTAGTAGCTAGTCCAG